GTTATTTAATGACACTGTCCAGCATAATAAGCCGCATGTCCATGTTACTTATGGTGAATACAGAGCTTCTGTCGGTATTGACGGCGAACTGCTTGCCGGATCACTTCCGCAAAAACAGTTTAAAATGCTGGTCGGTTGGCTTGCTCTGCACGAAGATGAAGCTTATGCAGCATGGAACAAAGCTGTCAGAGGCGAGCACTTTGATAAGATTAAACCTTTACAGTAAGGAGGAATTCTTTATGTTTATTTCAAACGGAATTGTTTATGCCAGTGAACGCCCAGAAAATGTACAGATTATTGGAGCAAAGCCATTGGATGATATGATGATGCTCCTCACTTTTTCAACCGGTGAGCAGAGACTTTTTGATGCTTCGGTATTAAACGGCCCCGCTTTCGCTCCATTAACTGATGAAAAAATATTCAAAGACTGCAAAATCGTAGATGGAGTTGTCACCTGGATGGACGAAGATATTGACTGTGCTCCTGAGTATATGTACGAGCATAGTTATGCGTATCCGTCTTTAAAATCCGTAATTTGAATTAAAAGGACTGATTTATTTGACCTACGAACAACTTTTAACTACTGCCGATCAGGCCGGTCTTACGGTAAAAGAACGTCCACTTCAAAAACATGATGGTCTGATCCGTGGCAATCGCATTGCTATTCGAAAAAGTATTGACACTCAGGCTGAAAAGTCCTGTGTGCTGGCTGAAGAACTTGGTCACCACTACACCACTACTGGCAATATCCTGGAACAGTCAACTGATGTGATGAACCAGAAGCAGGAATACCGTGCCAGACTTTACGGCTATAACCTCCGGGTTGGCCTGATCGGGATCATCAAATCCTATGAAGCCCGCTGCCGAAATCTTCATGAAATGGCTGAGTATCTGGATGTGCCGAAGGATTATCTCATTGAAGTGATTGACTGCTATCGTTCCAAATACGGGCAGTATATCGCTTTGGATAATTATATGATCTATTTTATTCCACAGTTAGCTGTGATGAGAATTGATCTTTTATAATAGGGGTGTCTTTTGTACTTTGTAAATAATTTGTGAAAAAAATGTATTTTATTTGATTTTATTACATATATGTAATATTATAGAGGTGTAAATGAATAAGGATGAAGCACTAAAACTTCTGGAAGAGTATTTGGGAAATTTTGCAATCCACCCTTTGTTTTTTAAAGAACTCACAGCTCTTCTTCAGAAAGATTTAAAAGGTAAGGAAAAACAATTTTTTGATATTCTCATTAGGCAATTAGATTATCTTTCCTGTTATGGCTTGGCGATTGCAAGTATAGATAGCCACGAAAGACTACAGGGAGATGGTCATGATTTCTTTTCTATCCATTTGCAGAGACAGCAATTTAATATCCGTTTTCTTGTTTATATTGATAATAACGGGAAATCCTTTTTATTATCAGCATTCAATGAACGTGCTGGAAAGAAAGCAACTGACTATTCTCAAAAGATACCTACATTACAAGAACGTCTCAATTACTTTAAGGAGGGGAAATAAATGGATAAAGAAAAAAGCAATGATTTAAGCGTTCTTTTGTCATTGTTTGCTGATTCTATTACGCCCGAAGACATTATTTCAACAAAACTTATGTCTCAAATTTCATCCGCAATTGTCAAGGAACGTTTAAAATTACACATGACGCAGGCTGAGTTTGCCAAACACATAAACGTATCTCAGGCTTTAGTATCTCGCTGGGAACGTGGTAACTGTAACTTTTCACTTAAGAAAGTAGCTGAAATTGCATCTACTTTAAATTTGGATGTAAATATCTCGTTTTGTAATGCTTCTTTAAAACTCCAAAGTAAAAGTCTGGATTACACAACGCCTGCTACTTTTACTAAAACTGTTTGTTACCAAGCAGATGCTCCTTCTTATTCTTCCAAAAGCTATATTTCAACTAATTCAAATCGAAACATTATTCAAACAATTCAAAAACAGGAGGTATATCATTATGCTACAGTTCGTTGATTCTTTTTATTGTGCTTACAATACCCAAAAAGGAAATTATGTTATCAAATTACGTCAGGAAGAGCCCATTGAAAACATTCCCGGTTCTGAACCAACTGTACAAACCAATGAAATTGCAAGCATTATCCTAGATAAAGAATGTGCTCTTACATTAGCTAATGCCATACTTGAATTTCAAGATCCGTCAGATAATGATTCTGATTCTTAAATATTTCTTTCAAATGAAGCAAATAAAAACCGCCCCAGTACGCCAATACCGGGACGGTGATGGATCTCCGAAGAGATACCTCATTTCACAAAAATATTGTATCATCTTCGGAGCGGCTGCACAATCAGAACATTTGTGTGGTCGTTATTTTTGTACCCATTTTATATATTTTAAACCGAGGTGATATTATGGAACTTTTAAATGTATGTATCTACCTGCGTAAGTCCCGTGCTGATCGGGAAGCCGAGGCCAGGGGCGAAGGTGAAACTCTCGCCCGACACGAGCGGATCCTGTTGGATCTTGCAAAAAAGCGTAGCTATAATGTAGGGGCAATCTATAAAGAGATCGTTTCCGGTGAGACGATTTCTGCAAGGCCTGTTATGCAACAACTTCTTCGTGAAGTTGAATCCGGTATGTGGGATGGCGTCCTTGTTGTTGAAGTGGAACGTCTGGCCAGAGGTGATACCATTGACCAGGGTGTTGTTGCCAGATCTTTCCAATACTCCAACACATTAATCATTACTCCACTTAAAACTTACGATCCAAACAACGAATACGACGAAGAGTATTTTGAATTCGGACTTTTTATGTCCCGGCGTGAATACAAGACCATTCGCCGCCGTCTCACTGCGGGTCGCGAATCTTCCGCAAAAGAAGGAAAATATTGCGGCAGTAAGCCGCCTTATGGATATTCCCGTGTAAAACTTGTTGGTGAAAAAGGATGGACACTGCAGCCTGTTCCTGACCAGGCAGAGATTGTCAAGCTTATATTCAATTTATATGTCCATGGAGTATCCGGCGAACGAATTGGAATGGCTAAGATCTGCCGTAAATTAAATGATTCCGGAATCAAGACCATGGATGGTGGTCTATGGACCATTTCTCGTGTGCAGGCAATCCTCAGAAATCCAGTATATGAAGGAATGATACGATGGAACAGTCGGAAAGCAGTAAAGCATATAAAGGATGGGCAAATAACTATCTCCCGTCCTTTCGCTCAGGATTATATTCTTGTCAAAGGCAGGCATCCTGCTATTGTATCAAGGGAACTCTTTCAGCAAGCTCAAGATATCGTAAACAAAAATCCTGCACGGCCGCTTAACTCTTTGCATGTTCTTCGTAACCCTCTTGCCGGTATTGTTCGTTGTGGAAAATGTGATCATGTTATGACTCGTAAATCCCCTAACGGAAGACAGGGTGATCTGATCCGGTGCCCATACAGTTCTTGTAGCAATATAAGCAGCAAGCTTCCTCTTGTTGAAAAAGCTCTTCTTGACGGAATCCAAGAGCTTGTAGATGGCTACAGACTAAATAACAGTGTTTCCGATCAGGAGTATTCTCTTTCTATTTCTGAAAGAGAAAAAATGATTCAAGGAAAATTAAAAGAAATTGATATTTTAAAGAAAAGGAAACAAAGGCAGTACGATCTTCTTGAACAGGGAATTTACTCCACGGAAGAATTTCTTGAACGCTCCCGTGCTACTGCTGCCGAGCTGTCTGCCTGCGATGCAGTAATTCTTTCTCTGAAGCAAGAAATTGAACATGAACAGGAACTTCAGTTTCAACGTTCCTCTTTTATTCCCAAGTGCGAGGATCTTCTCGCAAATTACTGGACGTGGGATACCTCTACAAAGAATCGATTTCTCCGTGAATTGATAGAAAAGGCTGTTTATACTAAAAACGCAAAAAATACATGGAAAAATGGCGATGACATCTCTTTTACTTTAGATATTTATCCGAAAATCCAGCAAAAGTAAGTGTGGGTAGCCTTTATGTACCTACACATTGGCACGTATCGTGTCCTCCGGCCAAGTTGCGTAGATCTCACTGCTGGCCACGTTTTTGATATAATCCTTATATCTTACATAATAATCCTGTGCAGAGGTATCCCCTATTGGCCCGTCGTGGACTACGATATACTCCGGGATCACCACTTTGTTTAATACGATCTCTCCGGTTTCATTTATCGGCTTGATCTCTGCTTCCGGATTTTTGGGAGGATATTCCCCAAAAAGCGTATGGGGTCCGATGACGATCCGCTGATAGTCCTCTCCACTACCCTGCTGTCTGCTAAGGGATGCTCCCTGCCTGGCAATGGAATGGGGAAGAACTTCTGTCCCGGCAACTTCTTTTGGTGTAAAACCCTCTGCACTGATCCGAACTGTATATTCTGCATAAGGCTGCTGCTCCACCGGTTTCATGCTGTATTCCAGTGGAGGAGCTGCCAGCTCCAGCATGGGCGTTTTTCCGGAGGAATCCGTACGGATTTCTTCGATCACATTATCCGGGACTCCTGTGTACGAGATCCGCACTGTAGCATTTTCCACAGGACGGTTACTGGCACTGTCCAGCACCGTCACCTGCAGCTGTCCCTGATCCGGCATATCCTGCTGCATGGAAATATAAGAATGATTTTTCATAAACAGAGGCTCCTTTTTGTGCCTGAAAGCACACTGGTTCTCTGCTAGTATATGTTTGCATAAAAAAAATGTCTCTTACCTGATATACAAATAAGAGACACCTTTTTCAGTTACAGATTATAAATTTTTTCCACCTCTTCAAAGTTCTCTGACTTCTAGCGTTCCCGCAATTTCCAAGAGCTGTTCTTCATTGACAAAATTGCTGATACAGCCCATTCCCTGAACACACGCACTTCCTGTTACATTTCCAAACTTAATGCACTGTTCAATTGGATAATGATGATAAAGTCCATAAATAAAGCCACTCATAAATGCATCTCCTGCTCCTGTTGCATCAATAGCTTTTACATTTTGTACAGAAGATATGATTTTTATTCCATCCTTATTTTTAAGCAGGCACCCTTCCTTGTCCATTTTGATCGTCACGTCAGAAAAAAATTCCGACAGAATGTCAGCAGCCTCTTCCACACTGGACGTTCCTGTAATCTTCATGGCCTCTTTCTGGTTGGGAATATAATAATCTGCAATTTCCAGATAATCCTTGTATTTTTCCAATGTCAGATCATCTTCCCATCCCGTATCAAAAATCTGGATACAACCATCTTTTTTCAGTCTTTTATACACATCTAAAAATCCAACATGCATATCTACCACATATGCACCTTTCAGATTTTCATAAACTTCATC